TTACCCTCTATTGTCAAAAGGGTTCAATTCAACTGCAGCCTCTAAATGACCTGGAGCAAAATGCGCATAACGCATAGTCATTTTTATATCGCTATGCCCCAGTATTTTTTGCAACACAAGAATATTTCCTCTCCGCATCATAAAATGACTGGCAAACGTGTGACGTAGCACATGAGTTAATTGCCCATCAGGAAGCTCGATCTTCGCTCTCTTAATTGCAGCGTCAAAAGCCTCATAACATGGTGAAAATAACGCTCCTCGTTTTTTAGGAAGCATAGCCTGCAATTGAGGTGAAATCGGTACAGTTCGGTTCTTCTTTCCTTTAGTTTTAACAAATGTGATTCGACCGGGCAGTACTTGAGATTGCTTTAATCCTTCAGCTTCACTCCACCGAGCACCAGTCGCAAGCCCAATACGGACAACAACCCCCAAATCTTTATTCCGTGACTCATCACACGCAATCAGAAGGCGTTCAATCTCATCTACATACAGAAACGCCAATTCCTTTTCTTCCTCACGAAACTTGCGAATACCAGTCAGGGGGTTTTCACCAGACCACTCCCCAAGGCGCTTCAGTTCGGCAAAAACAGCATGTAGATATGACTGCTCGCGATTAACGGTTGCTTCACTAAGTTTTTTCTTCCCCTTGGGATTCCATTCTCCTGATAACCTCCTTTCCCGATAAGTAGCAAACATATTTTTGTCAAACTGAGAAGCAAATGGATCTCCCAGCCTGGAACAAATAGACTCAAGTTTGACTTTGCGCTCTGCACCAGAGGACAAGGTTTTACCGTACATCTCAAACCAACGAGCAACCAACTCAGAAAGACGAGGACCAGAACCATCTTGAAACTCGTCTCCAACTCTACTATTCATTAAACGGCGCTCATAAGAGAGCGCCTCACTTTTTGTCGAAAACTGTTTACGAATGCGTTTTCCCGATGCCCCGTAAGGATAACATTCACAAAGCCATTTACCTGATGGAATCTTACGAACCGACATTTTAGTTACTTATCACATAAATCAAATGCAGCCTTAGTGACATCTCCCAGATTCTTTTTTAACCCTGGGGCGGCATCATTATCTAGCCAAAATGGATTATTGTTATCTAACGGTAACGCACCAAATGTTTTACCTTTTATTCGAGCCAAACCTGTAAGCGCATATAACTTATTATCGTCAAAATTCATCACATAAGGATTACCATCTAGACACTGTAACTGAACCTCATCAGTATTAAATGGCCATACCCCATTGAAACTCTCACGTTCAATAGTTTTAAAAGGCATTGCGACGGCAGAAAAAGAAAACATAGATAAAAAAGTAACTAATAGTTGAACCTTTTTTACTTTCATATCATTACCTCAATTTAGCTCAAGTAAGATTACAAATTAAAAAACATCCTAGAAATGGCACCACCTACCAAACCCCCTACGCAGATAAAGAATATTATTTCTTTTGGATAAAGTCGGATTAATTCTGAAGCACGAAGTCGGACTTCTGGTAAGGTCGAATTCTCTGTGTTGCTTGATACCGATTGTTGCTCTAACCACGACAATGCAGACTGCAACTGAGAACGAGTAAGATCGTTTAAACGTCCTGTACCGAAATTGATATGGCAATACCGCAGAAGTTTTTGTCGAAGTCCACAGTCTTCACTGTTACGTAGTAATAAACTTACAAGAGTCTTACAGGCATCATGATCTTTACATCGCTCAAGCATTGCATGCAGAAAACTCTCCGCTGTTTTATATTGATTTACTGTCATATCATCAATACCAGCTACACCAATCTCCGCATGTACTTTTTGCCAAATAATAAACGCTTCAGTATTGCTAGCTTCTGCAATAGCAGCAACCAAGCTATTTAGCTCCTTACGCTGAGCCTTAAGCAAAGGGCGATCGTCATCATCATTATTCGAAGGGATTGCGATATTGACGGTATGAGAACCATCATATCGCCCTATCTGAATATTCTTTTCGTGAAAATCACGCCCAGCAACGCGATTGTTTGAACCGTTTGAGTTGACGGCCATGTCACCTCCCTACTATCACCTACCCTTAGTTTCGTTATAGTCACGCCCAGCGATACGGTTATTACCGCCAGAAATATTTAACTCACGTCCTGATGGCTGAGTTTCCTTTTCACTGGCCGCACCTTTTAAAGCCCCGATCACCGCGTTTTTCACATCTAACGAAGCTGCTCGAAAGCGAGTAATCAACTCCTGCTCATCATCGTTATAAGTTTCAGGTGAGTGAATTCCCAACACAACATACTGAACATCAAGGCCAAAACGAGACAGCGCTGCCAAATACGCAGCATCAGGAAAGCTATCTCCTTTCTCATATCTAAGCTGAGTTAGCTTTTTGACTCCACCAATGTCGCTCATAGCAACTTGACTAAGTCCCAATCTTTCCCTTTCCTCACGCAACCGCTGACCAATATCATTTTTCATACAAAAACCTTGACAGGTATCTTTTTTGATACCAGAATGATTTCACGAGCTATTAGATGATCACAATATATCACTATGAAACAAGTTCTTCACGATACCAGATCACGCATTCCGCGTAACACCGCCACAGGTCCAAGACTGGCACTTCGGCTGTCCCTCGAGGAGCGAGCCGTCATTGATGAAATGGCAGCTAAAGAACAACGCTCATCCTCTAACATGGCGCGCATGATCTTCCTTCGCGGCCTAGAGCTAACCCAGAAAGAACAAAACAAATCTTCCTGATCAGGAGGCTAATGGGATGTCAGGTATAACCATCAATATCAATGTGAATGCCCCCTATGTATCCCTGCAGAAATATGCAGAGATAACAGGTATCCCTCTTAATACATGCAAAAAGATGTTGGCTGACGGTCGAATTATTATCCGACCCAAACGCGCCAAAATGGAAAAGCCTGAAGTAAACCTTGTGGCGATGTTAAAAGACGCTTTGGCTAACAGCTAAAACAATGAACAGAGCATCATCATGAAAAAAAACACTAATATTCCACACTCCAAATTTCGTAATGGCGTAGAACGCCACGCTAACCGTTTCGCTATCAGTACATCACGTAGCAACACTCGCTACAGCCTGAGCGAGACGCACGCAACACCGGATGGTCACCCCGTAAAACAAATTGGCGAACACACCTGGCTGATTGAGAAAGCTGGAATCGTGGTTCACAGATGCCCACGCAATCCGTTTACCGGAAACCGCATTTTTGCCCTGAGCAGCGGCGACAATCAGTTCGGGCAAGATTTCACGTTGTACGAAGCACTACGCACTGTTGATCGTCTACTGCGCGGACAGAATTTCATTAAACAGGCTGATTTATAACAGGTGCTTTATGACCAAAGACCATGCTCAGGGTGTATTTATCCGCTTTATTGATTTCCGCGGTGAGCTGTTGTTGCGCGCATCAGCTATTGATGGAGTGGTTCCGGTAGATAAAAGCACGGCCACTTACATTTATCTGAACGGCACACGCCTGACCGTAGAGATTCCATATCAACCCGTATGCGAAATTATTAGCGAAGCTGAAAAAGCACGTCAGGTTAATGGCGATAAACCCTATCTCGAAATTATCTGCATGGATTCAGAAGCTGAAATTCAGAAGGCAGATTAAAGGGCGTTGCGATGGATAAAGAATATAAAACTCTCGTCAATAAAGCACTTGAGCGCTTTCATTTTCGCTTAAACGCATCAGGCGCTCATGCTGAACGCGCAGCCCGAGAGTCATTCACCAGAGCCATCAAGAGTCTGTACGACACGGCTTTTTACGTTGATGACCCGGACGCGCTCGACGAGCTTTCCGTACTCGTCTGCGCCGCAGAAAACGGGGACCATATTGAGCCATATAAACTGGGGAATATTGCATGAGTATATTTATCTCATGGCTTGTTCTGATTATTTCGGTGGCCTGCGCTATTGGGATTATGCGAATTATTAATTCTGTAAAAAAAGATTGAACGCTTTTTCACTGAAGAATAACCGCGCAAATAAGACTCCAGGTTAAATAAGAAAATGTGAAAACAATCCGCATTCGCGGAGGTATTCGCACACGCCAAGGAGGCGTAATGGCAATTAAGCATTTTCCTGTCGTTCGTTTCACCTCCAGAGGACGTGAATACGAAGTTGACGAACGCCTGATTACCACAATCGACAAACACCGTTCAGAAAAGGATGCACATCACATCTATCTCACTGACGGCACTTACTTCTGCGCCACCAACGTGGTGCAGGTGAATCTTATCAGACAGGTACAGGAGTCACGCAGATGACCATTCTGGACTACATCGCTGCCAATCCGGGTTGTAGTGGTGGAGAAATCGCCGCAGCACTGAATACCCCAACCACAACCATTAATGCGGAGTTACGCCGTCTCTGGCGCAGCGGTTCAGTCATAAGAAAAGAACGCAAAACAGGCGGTCGCTTTTCTTATCAGGTAAACCCGATGCCGTTTGGGTGTAGCAACCCACTAACCCAGATGTTCAACCAGCTACTGAGGGAAATCAGAGCATGAGCACCTCCTACTGCCGGAAACCACGTCGGGCTTCAGCAGCTCATCCGGCAGCAAAACAAACTCCGTTAATTCCTGTTCCGGGCCTTTCCTGCACCTTGCGGCGGGAGGCCTTCGCACATCTGCAACAAGAGGATTGCCGCAATGATTCTCGCCGAAAACTTTTTTGATTACCTGCTGAAAACCGAGCGCGATTTTGGTATTCGCGTTCTCGACCGCTATGCAATGTATCTGAAATCACAGCCGGAACAGCAGCTCCCGGACGGACAGATTGTTATTGACGGGCGCTACATGGTTGGTAGCTGCCAGGAGGATTACACACTTTCCCGCATCGAAAGCGGCACGCCTTCCGTACTGGGTATTTACCAGCGAACTTCATCTCTGATTGCTGATGTAATTGCTGACAGCATTCGCATAACACACCGTTATGCCAGTACAGAGAGCACCATGCAGGAAATCCAGCGGCTGGCTACCGTCTGCCACAATGCACTGAGCGGCAAGGCGGAGTAGTCGGCGTGGCAACGGAGTACATCAGAGACTGGCAACAACCACGCCATGCAGTCGGTCGCGAGGGGACGGGGGAGCCTGTCCGTCCCTCCCTTCTTTCTTCCTGGCTGGATGCCTACCGGGCAGAGAACGAGCGCCGCCAGGAAATGGCTGATGCGGCGTTCTCCGCCGCACCGCTGGGCAATCTGATTAATAAAAGCCTGGACGCACAGGAAAAACAGGACAAAGCCATCACACTGGCAAGAGAAGCCAGAAAGCAGGCACGCGGTGCGGTGGATGAAGCAATTGCCGCACTGCGTCTGCTGCCGTCCTATCTGCGTGATCCGCTTATCCGCCATCTCTCTTTCCTGCGCAAAAAACAGGAATCTGACCGCCAGAAAGGCAAAAAGAACCAGCAGGCAGAACGCTATGCGAGCGGAACCCTGCGCAAAATATTCGAACGTCTGGAGCGCACCGACAGCCGCTGGCTGACACAGGGGTATCGCTCCCTTGCCGGACGCGAACGCCTGGACGATTTGCTTTACCTGCCGCAGCTCAACAAACACCAGATACAGACGCTGGCCACCATGACGGCGGCGATGTTCAGCAGCACCTTCGAAAAACTCTGCGATGACTTTGGCGCGATCGACGGCGAGCTGACCATGGATATAACGCTGAAGGCGTATCAGATGCTGGCCCGCATGGCGTTACATCTGCAGACAGTGCCGCCGCATTATGACGCACTGACAACAGACAAAGACCGGAAGAACGAACCGGACACGGAACTGCTGCCGGGTGCAATCCTCCGCCTGACCTGTGCGGACTGGTGGAAACGCAAATTGTGGCTTTTACGTTGCGAATGGAGAGAGGAACAACTCCGCGCTGCCTGTCTGGTTTCCAGAAAAACATCCCCCTATCTGAGTCAGGACGCATTAAGTGAATTTCGCGCACAGCGCGAGAAAACACGCGATTTCCTGAAAAGTTTCATGCTGGAAAATGAAGACGGGTTCACGATTGATCTCGAGACGGTGTATTACGCGGGAGTAAGTAACCCGGTCCACCGTAAGGCAGAAATGATGGCCACCATGAAGGGGCTGGAACTTCTGGCCGAAGCCCGTGGCGACAAAGCGGTATTTCTGACCGTTACCTGCCCGTCAAAATATCACGCAACAACGGAGAGCGGTCATCCGAATCCCAAATGGAACAGCACCACCATGCGCGATTCCAGCGATTACCTGGTTAACACTTTTTTTAAGGCAGTCCGCAAAAAACTGAACCGCGACGGCCTGCGCTGGTATGGCATCCGCACGGTTGAGCCACACCATGACGGCACCGTGCACTGGCACATGATGGTCTTTGCACATCCTGAAGAAATCGACAGCATCGTGGACATCACCCGTGATATTGCCATTCGCGAAGACCGCCACGAGCTGGGCAATGACATAACTCCGCGCTTTAAGGCAGAGTACGTCGACGGTTCGAAAGGTACGCCGACCAGCTACATCGCCACCTACATCGGAAAGAACCTGGACAGCCGCGCCGTGGATGGCATTGACCCGAAAACAGGCAAGCCACGCGTTGATCACGAAACCGGAAATCAATGGCCGAGAGCGTGGAACGCGCCATCGGCTGGGCGCGCCTTCACCGCGTCCGCCAGTTCCAGTTCTTTGGTATCCCCTCCCGTCAGGTATGGCGTGAACTCCGCCGCCTTGCCAGTCAGATGGCCCGCAGCCCGGAAGGTCCACAACGTCTGGAAAATGACGCAATGGATGCGGTACTCGCTGCCGCTGATGCCGGGTGTTTTGCCACCTACATTGAGAAACAGGGTGGCGTACTTGTTCCACGCAAGGATTACCTGATTCGCACCGCCTACGACCTCGCAGAAGAGCTGAACGATTACGGCGAGCAAAGCGTACAGATTTACGGGATCTGGTCGCCACAAATCGGGGAATCTTCCCGCGTGTGCACGCACCCGGATAACTGGAAGCTGGTAAGACGTAAACCGGAAGCGGAAGACAGCGCCCACGAAAATGGTTTTGACCTTCAGGGCGGCCCTGCCGCCCCTTGGACTCGTGGCAATAACTGTCTCCGTGTACAGGAAACAGGCAACAGCGGGACAGAACAGTCGGAAGAGCAACCAACACCGTGGACGCAGATCCCTGACGGCGTTGATGTGGATGAGTGGATGCGCTCACTGAAACGGCACGAACGCCGGGCGCTGATGCGTTCGCTGCGTGACAAACAGGCAAAAAACAGCAGTGATGAAATGCAGAACTGGACACAGAGCCGCAAACAGCCACGGCCTTTGCCTGATAACCACGAGTTACTCGCTAAAGAATGGCGGGAGTCTGCCGAATCTCTCGGCCTGCATATCGGTGAACAGCAGATGCAGCACCTGTTACGGGGCGGCACTCTGTACGTTGACGGCAGCATCATTGCACCGCAGGGATTTGAAAATTGTACGCAAACCGGATACCCGCCCGGACAGCCGAATCACGCAGCTCTGGCAGCGCCTGAGCCGTAATCACGGCGTAAGCAGCACGGAGATCCGGCCATAACCCGGTCGCCAGCTATCTGGAGCAGCTCGGGGCATCAGACCCCGAAGCCGCCGCACGCCTGGCATCCACAATTCAGCAGGACCAGAACACCATGAAAACTCCCGTTACCGTGCTTTCTGACATGCTGCGCGCCATCCGTGACACAGAGCACGCACAAAGAATCAATGCAACCACTGAACGCGCCCGCCGCAAGGCTACTTTGCTCCAAAAGAGAGGCAAACAGCACTTTAGTAATCAAAATGATGATGAGAAAAAACAATTACAAAGTTGGATATGCCTTTTCCATCATGAGGGATGAGATGTGAATCGCTAACCGAATATTGTGTTGAATAGAATGCAATTGATATAATTCCCCTTAATTCATTGAAAACTGGATTTTTTGCATAACTATGCAAATATCTATGGACGGCGACGATGTTTTTTATCGGGAAAACTCAAGTGCCATGTTAAGATTATGTTTATTTTTTACTGAGAAAATCGTGGATGACAAAGCCTTCTCATTTTAGAACCCCTCTTCGTTATCCGGGAGGTAAGGCAAAATTCTTGCCACATATTGAACAAATACTCCGCAACAATGATCTCATTGGTGGATGTTATGCTGAACCTTATGCAGGTGGAGCCGGTGTAGCATTAGGTTTGCTCCTTAACGGTCTTGTTGAAAATATCTTCATAAATGATATTGATCCTGCCCTTTATTCTTTTTGGTTTGCAGTGGTTAATCATAACGATCTGTTATGTGAAATGATTGATGAAGTTCCTGTGACTATTGAAAATTGGCATACTCAAAAGGAGATACTCCTAAACAATGATAAATATAGTATGCTTGAAGTCGCATTATCTACTTTCTTTTTAAATAGAACAAACCGTTCAGGAATACTTAAGGCTGGCGTTATTGGAGGGAAAGAACAAAAAGGACCATGGAAGTTAGATGCAAGATTCAACAAAAAAGAGTTAATTAAAAGGATTGAACTAATTGGTGCATATAAGGAGAAAATTTACGTATCGAATTTTGATGCTGTAGATTTTCTGCTACACCAAAAAGCATTGCTACCCCAGAATAGTCTAATATATCTTGATCCACCTTATTATGTTAAAGGAGCAGAGTTATATAGAAATTTTTATAAACATGATGATCATGTAAAAATCGCTAATACACTACGGGAAATTCAACTACCTTGGGTTGTGTCTTATGACAATGTGCCTGAAATAAAAAGCATATATCATGAATTCAACATGACTGATTATACGCTTAATTATACTGCACAAGATAAGAAAAAAGGTCTAGAAATTATCATTTATAATCATGGTATAAAAATCCCTGACATTTAAATTTAAGGATGATATAGATGATTAAAGAAATTAGTTTTAAAAAATTTAAGAAACTGATAGATATTGACTTCTCATTCAATGAAGACATCAATATAATATCAGGAACCAATGGGACATGTAAGACAACATTGCTTCATTTAATTAGCAATGGTTTCCAAATGCCACCATCTCGATCACAAAATTATTCAAATAGTAATTGTGTTAGAGTTATAAAATCTATAAACAAAATAGCCAACCCCAAAATGGAAGCAATTGTTAGGGAATCAAAAAATTACACCGATCCGGCAGAGGGAACAAAAGGTGTGTTATTTTCTATTAACTATTTGGATCATAGCACACTAGACTTCAGAAAGCACAACTCAAAAAATCCAGACGAAGCGCAACGGTATGCTATCAAACCAGTATACCCACGCGGAAAAGAAAAACAATCACTTCCAGCTAAACCAGTTTTATATCTTGGATTATCGCGACTATTCCCGATTGGTGAAACTAAAGACGACGCCCTTACAAAAATTCCGTTAAACCTACCAGAAGAGTATGTTGGTTATATATCGAAAATATATAATGAACTTTTGGGCATTAATATTATAAATATAGAATCAAACAATATCGGAGATTTTAAAGCTGGCCCATTATTTGATACCGATAACCCAGCAATTGATTCTAATACCATATCATCCGGGGAAGACAATATATTCATTATAATCAAGGCATTAGTTAGCCTTAGGTATTATTTTGAATCACTTATTCAATCCACTGATCAAAAAGAAAGCATTCTGTTAATAGATGAATTTGATGCCACTTTACATCCTTCTTTACAGATAAGATTATTAGATAAAATTTATCAATACGCAAAAGATTATAAGATTCAAGTATTTTTCACAACGCACAGTCTGACATTGCTAGAATATGCTTTTCATAAAAAATACCATGTTGTCTATCTAATTAACAATATTACAAAGGCTCTGCTTTTAGATAATCCTGATATATTAAAAATAACAATGTATCTGAAAACACAAACAAAGGATGAGATATACACAAGGAACAAGATACCAGTTTTCACGGAAGATGAAGAAGCTCGCTTTTTATTTAATGAAATACTTGGTTATTGGATAAGCAAATATCCAAATTTTGCTATAGTTAGTAATTCATTTCACTTAATTGATTGTTTCATTGGTGCAGACAATTTAAAAACTATTTTTAATGATTCTCATCTTAAGGAAACCTCGTTAAAATCAATTTGTATTCTTGATGGAGATCACAGCCCTGAGGATCAGAGAGGAATTATATCACTGCCGGGTGAAAAAGCTCCAGAACAATTGATATTTGAGCATTGTGAGCACCTTTATAATACCGACGACTCTTCCTTCTGGGAAAATCAGGATATAATTAACAATGGTTTTTCGAAAGAGTTATACTTACTCAAGATACGTCCTCAATTACAATCAATTGAAACTGAAATTCAGAAAAGAAAAGACAACCATGAGTCTACATCCGGTTTAAGAAGAAAATTAAATAAGAAAATATTCAATCAGCATATTGAATTCTTTAGAATGATTACAAGAAACTGGTTAGACAAACCAGAAAATCAGAAATCTCTCCAGTATTTTTACAATGGATTACGATCCTTATTCTACCGGGTTACACCAACAAACGGCATTGACAGAAAAATTTGGGATTTTGACTATAACAAAATCATTAAAGAGGATAAATAATGTATTCTAATAAAATATAAACATCAAAGCTATATTTTTTACACATATCAAGAGTAAAAAATAATTTAACTTTATACATAACGACCTCTTTTACAAATAAGTAGAAAAGGTCGTTATAACTCTCATCTCCATAGCATGTAATTTTCTTTGCATATTTTCACATAACAGTCAGGGATGTATTTATAAGCAACGTCGTATACATAGGCTCAATTTTTCTATAAATAAACACTCCGTTCGGTTTGCACAATAGTGCACAAATTTGCACAATTTTTTTGAACGACTTTTTGCCCTTCCGGCCCGCATGGCGGCTGGATCCGTCAAGGATCCGTGCGTGCACAAAAAAACGCGTTTTTTCTGCGCGCAGGTGACGGGGGAACAGCCCGCGTTTCAGGGGGTAAATAGCATCCCCTGAACGATGTCGCAGCGACACAACAGAATGGCTATATTTCTCACGCTGAGCGTGAAAAAGACGTGAGGGCTTTTGATTTGATGGGGTGAAAGGTAAGGCCGTCAAAATCGCACTGAGACGGCGAGAACATGCAGTCAACGCGGTGGGATTGCGTAAGAGTCTGACTGTCGATGATGGCAATAAGCAGGAAAGCGTCGTGAAATTATCTGACTGATACAGGAGCTGGAGAGTCGGGGCATAAATTTTTTATGCCCCGGCGAAGCAGCAGACAAGCGAAGCGCGTCAGGATGTGGGCTGGGTGTCTAACAGTGCGTAAGGGTTAAAGCGGATCACCTCTTCGCCAAGCCAGTCATTGATGTGCTTCATGGCCTCCATGACGGGCATCAGCTCGTTAATTGCGTAAACCCGCGCGGCCTTCTCCACATCACCAAACGCACTTTTTTCGCCCGGCATCGCCCCCATCAGTTGCGGCGGAACGCGGTGCGCAGCCAGCACATCATCACGGGATGCCGCCTTAACATTCATGAACTCATCCTTTGCGGTGATCTGCTGGAACGGCAAAATTTGCACCCCCTCTTTGCCCCCGTTGGGCGCATGGATGAGCACGTTTTTAAACGCACCACCACCACGCGCACCCTGTAACGTTTCTTTCAGGGAGTCCATGCTTTCGCGGTTTACCTGCGCTGCACCGATGTAGATGATGCACCCGGCGTGGGATCCATTGTCGTAATACAGTTTTCTGAACATGTCCGCCGAATGAGACAGGCTGGCCGAGAGTAATGCGCCAAGATATTCCGGCATGCCGTAAATTTCCTGGTTAATGTCCGGATTCATCAGGTGGCACACTTTGCCAGGGCGAAACTGAAACGCGTCCTTGCCATCCTGCACATACCACCATGATTCAAGATCGCTTCCGCGTCGCATGTATTTCGCCAGTGCGTGCCGTAATTTAAGTGGTTCGCCGAGCATATTGCTCCGAAGCTCAAGGAATGCGTTACCGAACACAAACCAGTCCAGCGCCAACGCCGAGAAATCCTGCCGGGAAAGCAGCGGGTGCGGGATGTAGCAACCGAGCAATACATTGCGCTTAAAGTAAAGCGCAGACTGATGCCAGGACGTTTGCCGGGCGGCTCTTGCCAGACCGTACCAGTCCACCGGGGTTTCATACCATCGCCCGTTATCAGCACAGTACATATTGTCCAGCAGGTCATGCCCGGTCAGGCGATAAGGACCATCAAATGTGAATGCACTGAGCGATGATTCTTTCCTGAGCGCATCAGCGAGATCAATGCGTGAACTCATGCGCACTTTTTTATTTTTTCTGCTCATCAGAACTCCATAACCGTGAAACGCTCGTTTTCTCCTTCGCCGCCAATTGGTTCGTTAATGACAGCAAGCATGGTTGCCCACGCAAGGTCGCCGTGGCTGATCCCCCTCGCGCGGTCCGTTTCGTAAGTGATAAAGCCGCCCGGTGTTTTCACCTTACGCACGGCGTTAAAGGCCGCGACCAGCTCGCGTTCGGCGCGATCGTATTCCCACCGTCCGGCACGCATTATTTGCAGCATTTTCAGTACCAGCGACCGTTTGGATGACAGCGTGAAGGTGTACGGAATAGCAGCAGGGAAAAACCGCTTCACTATCTGATAAACAGCCTCCCCGTTCCCGCCCGTCACATCAATGCCGATGTGTTCCACGTTGTAGCGACACGTGAACTCTTCAATGACTCTGGCCTGTTCTTCAAACTCCAGCCCCTGAACGCGTCGCGTTTCCACCGTTCGAAAACGGCCACCAGGAACAGCCGGAGGAACCACCACGGACACAGCGCCGCTGTCGCCGTTGCCACTGCTGCCGTTTGCGTCATACCCAATCCATACCGGACGATTCCCCATCGGGCGGGGAGCAAAAGGTTTCCAGTCTTTCCAGTCGTCGTATCCGTCAACACCGCAGCCAATCAGGATATTCAGGTTAAATGCCGATTCCCCTTCGCGGACAAACTCACACATATAGAGATTGAGGAACTCGTCTTCGGTGTTTTCATCACGAATTTCGTCGATATCGGTGTGTTTCCAGCCGTGTTTAACCACATCTTCCAGCGTGACAATTTGCCGCCACGTCCGGTCAGGGCAGATAAGCCCGTTATGCAGCGTTTTCCAGTCCACAGAAAAACGCTGGCGTTTATGCGTGGCCTTTTTCTCGTTCCAGCGGTCGCCGTTCCAGTAGGCGTATGCCTCGTGCGTTTCGGTGGATGGCGTGGAGAAGTAGGTGCGCCGCAGTCCGCTGAGGGTTGCCATAGCGCCAGCCACCTTGCGCAGTTCGGCAAAGCGACTGACCCAGAAAAATTCATCAAAATAAAAATTGCCCGTATAGGACTGTGCCGACGCAGCAGAAGTGCCGAGAAAATGCAGCTCTGCGCCGTTGGAGAGGATGATTTTATCGCCCCCTTTCAGCTCCACATCAACTTCAGCCGCGGCCTTCTGAATAATGCTTTTAAACTGGAACGCCTGACGACGCGACGCAGACAAAAAAATCTGGTTACGCTGGTAAGGTTGCGCCACATCGTCACGCAGCGCCATCAGCAGTGCTTCCTGTGCAAAATACCAGGTCGCCCCAATCTGTCGGGATTTCAGGATCATCCTGTTACGTATCCCGGCTTCCCTGCAAAGGGTCAGGGAGTCAAACCAGCCCCGCTGATGCCACTCCAGCCTGCTGATGATTTTTTCCCGCAGTGCGGCAATCTGTTCCGGCGTGAAATGATTTTTGAGTTTTTTCGCCCGGCCTTTCTTTCCTGTGGCCGTCGCATCCGGCTGGCCATCATGCAGTTTTTTAAGCTGCCGGGTCAGCAGGTCTATTTCCTTGAAGTCACCACCTGTTTTATTCTGTTTTTCAGTGAGCTGGATGAGGCGCGCATCGATGGACTGCGTGACACGCTGCACGGGTGGCGTTTCATCCCACTGGTCGCGTTTTTTCCACGCATAAATCGTGTTCGGGTTTATTCCCATCAGACGTGATATTTCTGCGGGCGGATAACCCTGCCAGTAAAGTTGCCGCGCACGCTGGCGCACAAAAGCGTCCTGAATCATTGCTCCCCCTGAGTAATTACAGGAAGATTACCCGCGCGCGAAACTGTTCTCCTTAACCCCCTGTTCTGGCCGTTTTCTTACAACAAAAGCCCTTTGTATCAGCCTGTTACGCTTTGCCATCATGACTGAAGAACCAGTCAGAGGGGCAAAAACTATGGCTAATGAAAAAAAGACATCCCGCAAAAAGTTTCGCGTGGCTGTCTCCGGTGTAACGGCAGACGGGCGCGAAATCAACGGCGACATGCTGAAAGCTGCCGCCACCAGTTATAACCCGTCCGTTTATGGTGCACGTGTGAATATTGAGCACATCCTGTCACCACTCCCCGGTAGCGAGTTTTCCGCTATGGGCGATGTTGTGGGGTTGAGCACCGAAGACATAACCGATGGCCCGCTGGCAGGTCGCACGGCACTGTATGCCGAAATTGAGCCGACCGCTCGCATGATGTCCCTGCTTAACGATGGTAAAAAAATTTACTCCAGTATTGAGCTGGAACCACAGTCAACCATCACGGGAGGCCCTTACCTGCGCGGGCTGGCAATGACCGACACCCCTGCCAGCCTGGGCACGGAACGTCTGGCCTTTGCGGCACAACAACGTATGCAACTGATGACATTCAACTGTCAGCAGGGAGACGTGGCGATGTTTACCGCCGCTATGGAGTCAGAACTTATCGAACTCACCGAACAACGTCAGGAAGAAGGCACCCAGTGGTTTAACCGCGTTATGGGGATTATTGGTCGTGGCCGCAAAGCGGATGACGCCAGTTTCTCCCGTATTCAGGAAGCGGTGGAAGGTGTCGCAACGTCACAGGCCGACATTATCGACCGTTTTAATGTGCTGGAAACCCGCCATCAGCAGGACAGCCAGAAAATCACTTTACTGACCACAGAGCTGGCAGCACTGAAGGAAAAACTGCGCACGCAGGACGGCGATCCGCAGAATCGGTTCACCGCAACGGGCGCAGCCTCCGACCAGCTGGCTGACTTCTGATAAGACAAAGGAGCAAATTTTTATGAATCTGGTGATGTCAGATATTACCCGCAACAAGCTGGGTTGCTATATGGCGCAGCAGGCGTCGCTTAACAATATCCCGGTTTCCGCACTGGTATCGCGATTTACCGTGGAACCCTCGGTACAGCAGCGTTTTGAAAACGCCTCAAAGGAAAGCACCGAATTTACAAAAAGAATTAACGTGATCGGCGTGACCGACCAGAAAGGCGAAAAAATCCTCCTGGATACCACCGGGCCAATTGCGCGCACGAATACCAGTTATGACGGCACAAAACGCCGTAACCCGAATAACGTGGTTGATCTGAAAAACCGCAAATACCAGTGCGAACAGGTGAACTACGACACGTTTATTTCGTATCCGCAGCTTGATGCCTGGTCGGCACACCCTGATTTTCAGTCCCGCATCAGCGCACAGATTGCCCGACAGGTGGCGCTTGACCGCATCATGATCGGTTTCAACGGCACGTCTCACGCGGATGAGTCCAACTTCAGCACCAACAAGCTGCTTCAGGACGTTAACGTGGGCTGGCTGGAGCACATCAGAACCGACGCCAGCGAACGCGTTATGAATGACGTGACGCTGACCTCCCGCAACATGGACAACACCGTGGCGCACGCGGGTAAGTATGCGAACGCTGATGCACTGGTACAGGACGCGCGTTCATCCCTGCTGGATGAATGGCACAAGGAAGCTGACGACCTCGTGGTGATTATGGGGCGCAACCTGTTTAACTCGCTGCGTCTGCCCGTGCTGAACAGCATCAGCGGCCAGAATCCCAATGCGGAATTACTCGCCGGGCAGCTCATCCTGTCATCGCGCACCATTGGCGGGCTGGGCGTGTTCCTTGCGCCGTTCTTCCCGGATGCAACGATGCTGATCACCTCGTTCAACAACCTGTCGATTTACTGGCAGAAAGGTTCAATGCGTCGCCTGATGAAAGACGAGCCGGAATACAACCGCATCGCCACCTACCAGTCCATCAATGACGCTTATGTCGTTGAAGACTATGGCAAGTGCGCGATGGTCACTGGTCTGAAGTTCGCCGACAGCTAATCAACTCACGGCGGGCATCATGCCCGCCAGTAACGGAGAGAACAAATGATTACTCCTGCACAGCAACACTGGCAGAACGTGATGGCACAGCGCGCAGGCCGGGCGAATGAAGGCGTGGACCACGCCGCGCGTACCGCGCATGAAGAGGTGCTGTATCGTCTGCGTCTGGCACAGGCCCGGCTTAAGGGCGTACAGGCCAGAAGCGCGAAAGCCGCCATCAAAAAAGAGTTGTTGCCGGATTTTTCCGGCTGGATTGAGGGAACGCTGGAGGCTGACGGCGGGCAGCAGGATGAAGTGATTGCCACGCTGATGGTGTGGGCGATTGACTGCGGCGATCTTCCGCTGGCGTTGCGTATTGGTGCGTATGTGGTCCGTCATAACCTCATTATGCCGGATAACTTTGGCCGTACTGCTGCCACAGTGCTGACCGAAGAAATCTGCAACCCGGTACTGACGCAGGCCGGGGCGGATGCCGACGCGGATTTGTCCGCCTTTATCGAACCGCTGGACACCCTCCGGAAGATTGTCACCGACCAGGACATGCCGGACGAAGTACGCGCCAAATTATGCAAGGCGTGCGCCTTTGCCCGTCGTGGTCTGACCGATGCAGACAACATGGCCTTATCACTGAAGCTGCTGCGCGAAGCGATGCACCTGAACCCGAACGCAGGTGTGAAACGCGAGATTGCAACCCTTTCCCGCGCCCTGAAAAAAGCCGATTCCGCAGCCGAACCAGAAGACGCCAGCGCACAGCAGGCGCAGGACGAAAGCAGCAAAAGTAAAAAGACAACGCGGAAGCCTGCAACACGAAAAACCACCGCGACGCAGAAGGCGAAGCGCGGTTAACGACTGACCCCGTCAGCGGGCGGCGTGCGCGGTGTTCCGGTTTAACTCCGTGACCGTTTACACCGCGCACCCACCGCCCGATTTTTTTCAGGAGTGAACCCCATGAGTATGGTTGCCAGAACTGAACCCAGACCCGCAGAGGACGACATCACCGATACCGATGATGGCGATACCCGCATTTCAGCGGGTGCATTCTGGCCGGATATTGTGCTGCGCGAGCTGCGTCTGGCGGTACGACTGCCGGGCCGCGTGACCACCTCCCGCCTGCTGCATAGTGCCACCGGGGCTGTGGCACACGTTACCCGCGAGCTGGAAGCATGGCAGCAGGAACAGCAGGCAGCTGGCCATCAGACGCTGGCCGATGTTCCGGCACCCGTAATTAACGGAGAAAGCGTCAATCTCTGGCACTGGCGCAATGCTGTTTATACCGCCACGCGCGCCCTGATTCTGGAGCGTTATCGTGATGCAGACACAACGGACAAGGGCGACCGCCGGGCGGACGCTCTGGATATACAGACATCGGATTTGTGGCGTGATGTGAGCTGGGCCATCTCTGACATTCTGTGCCGCCCGCGAATGTTTGCGGAGTTGTGCTGATGAAAGTGAAGGCACTGGAAGGCGACACCGTGGATTCGCTCTGTTTCCGGTACTACGGCACGACGCAGGGCGTCACCGAAAAGGTGCTGGATGCCAACCCCGGACTCTGTCAGCAGGTATTTCTGGACGCCGGGCAGGAAGTTGAGATGCCGGAGCCGGAGAAGAAGAAACGAGAAATGATTCAGTTGTGGGGGGAGTAGCAGTGAGCACCATTCAAACAGGGATCACAGAGCAGGTTATTGCGTGGCTCTTTGACCACCTGCCAACGGTGTATGCAGCAGGCGCGGCGGTCAGCATTTCCGCGCTGATGAGTCTTTATGACGGACGAACACTGGTTCAGACCGTAACGGGATCGCTGGCGTGCGGCGTTCTTGCCATGGCCGTGGCCGGGTCGTTGCGCTTCTTCGGGTTTCCTGAAGATGCCGTGACGTTTATCGGCGCATCAATCGGTTTTATGGGTGCAGAGAAAGCACGCGACAAGGTTATTGCGGCCTTTAATCGCAGGGTGAAGGAGAAGGACGAATGAGCAACACATTTAAATTCAGCAGCCGGAGCGAAAAGAATTTGCAGGGCGTAAATCCTGATCTGGTGAAAGTGACCCGACGGGCACTGGAAATCTCGGAAGTGGATTTTGGTATCACCGAAGGGTTGCGCAGCCGTTACCGCCAGAAGCAACTGGTGGCCACGGGTAAGAGCCAGACCATGAACAGCCGCCACCTTACGGGGCATGCCGTGGATGTTGTGGCTTATATCGGCAGCCAAGTGTCATGGGAATGGCCGCTGTACGAAAAAATCGCAGCAGCATTCAGACAGGCCAGCCGGGAACTGAATATTCCGGTGGAATGGGGCGGCGACTGGAAGACTCTGAAAGACGGACCGCATTTTCAGTTACCACACGGAGCCTATCCGGCATGAAGCTCTGGCCCACGCTTGGCGTCGCTTTCCTTCTGATTGCCGGATGGGGAACATCCATGCGTCTGTCGTGGTCGCTGGGCCGGGAGAACGCCAGAAACGAAGCGCAGGCCAGCACCCTGAAAAGTACCGCCGACACCCTGAATATCATCAGCGCCGGGGTACAGGATATGCAGCAGGTGCTGGCGCAACTCCGCGTGGAAAATCAGCAACGCAATCAGGACGGAGAGGTAAGACGTGAACAGCTACGCAACGATATTGCAAAAGATGAATGCGCCCACGCTTTGCCTGACGCTCGTTTTACTGACAGGCTGCGCAGGCACGCAGAACGCGCCACTGCCAGCGCCGTCAGTCCGGCTTATACCGCAGACGCTGACCATACCGGTAACGCCTCCCCCCTTCCCTGATACTCCCACATGGGGAAATCTCGGTATATGGGGCGACCGCCTTCTGGATGCACTGGAAACCTGTAACGCGGATAAACGGGCCATTGAATTACTGGAACAGCGCAGGCTGCAACGACTGAACAACGAGGATAACAACCATGCTGAAAACTGATTCCCTGCGTGAAGCCATGACCCGTTCATGCCGATGGTGTCAGGCCAACCCGGAAAAATTCACCATTTTCGTGGAGAGCGGCAACATTGAAACGACCGGAGAAACGCCCTCGTTTGTTTACCGCTATCAGATGGTGATGTTTGTCATGGATTACGCCGGGGAGCTGGACGACCTCACGCTGCCGCTGCTGGCGTGGTTATCCGAAAATCAGCCACAGTTGTTGCTCAATCCGGAGCGTAATCAGGACATCAAATTCTCCGCCGTTATCAATGACGATGACAGCGCCGATCTCCTGTTTACGCTCCCCCTGCGGGAACGCGTTCGCATCATGCGCAGCAGTCAGGGCACACCGCAGGCAGAACACCTGCCTGAGCCAAAACCCCGCCTGCCATCTTCCGAAGGCGACTGGTCGCATGTATTCCAGGATGTGACGTGGGGTGAAAGCGATGGATAAGGCATTCACCCGCGTGGATGAAACCTTTGAGGCCATCCGCGACAGCCTGAATCAGCAGGCCATCAATAACATCGCCAGAAAGCTGGCACAGGATTTACGCCGCGCCCAGCAGGCGCGTATCCGGTCACAGAAAGCGCCGGACGGGACCGCGTGGACACCACGCAGACGCCGCGTAACCCGGATACAGGAACGCATTCGCTTTATCTGGAATAACGAAGCACGCACGCTGAAAAACTGGCATCACGACACGGGGAAATACGGGCGAACCATTACCGGGTGGGATGAGGATAAAAACAATATCCGCACGTTTTACCGGGATGACATCGACCGTTTTCTGGAAATACGCACCCGGCGCATCAACCAGGACAGCACAAAGCGCGTCCCCATGTTCGTAAAACTGCGCACCGCCCGCTACCTGAAAGCCCGTGCAGATGCTTCCGGTGTGACGGTGGGTTACAGCGGCGTGGCCGCACGTATTGCCCGCGTTCATCAGTTCGGTGAGCGCGATCAGGTTGCGCCGGGCATTTTCACCGATTACCCGGTACGTGAGCTGTTGGGTATCAGCCAGGCAGATGAGCGCCTGATTTATAACACGGTGCTGGGCCGGATTGCGGAGGCTGTACGGTGAGCGCAGAACTCATGCGACTGCTGAGCAACATCATCCGTACCGGGATCATCTCTGAAGTTGATGAGGAATCCTGGTGCGTGCGCGTTCGCAGCGGCGAACTGGAAACAGGCTGGCTGCGCTGGAACACCACGCGCGCGGGAGCCTTCAATGTGTGGCTGCCGCCATCACCAGGCGAACAGGTGGTAATTGCCTGCATTGGCGGCAACCCGGAAACCGCCATGATAATTGGCAGCCTGTGGAGTGATGCCAGTCCGGCCCCCGGCAAAAGCCTGAAAGAAATCGTGATCAGCGCGCCGGATGGCGCGGTGTTCCGCTACGACGCGGACGCAGGCGCACTGAGCGCCAGCGGCATGAAAACGGCCACTTTACAGGCATCCGTCAGCGTGACACTGGACACGCCCGTCGTGGAATGCACAAACCTTCTGAGAACAGCGACGCTTGACGTCACAAAAGGAGGAAAGATGAGCGGCAATATCACGCACAGCGGCGGCGATTTCACCTCAAACGGCATCACAGTGCATACGCATAAACACGGTGGTGTTAAAGGTGGCAGCGATTCGACAGGAGGCCCGCAGTGACAACCCGCTACACAGGAATGAACCCGGACGGAACGGGAAACCTGAATGATATGGAGCACCTGAAACAGTCAGTCAGGGACATCCTGACCACCCCGCTGGCCAGCCGGGTTATGCGACGGGAATATGGCAGCCTTGTGCCTGATTTGATTGACGAACCCATGAATAACACCACGCGTCTGCAATGCATGAGTGCTGCCGTGATTGCGCTGACACGATGGGAACCCCGCATTGCCCTGGATGCCATCGACGTTGTCTGGAAAGCGGGAGGCCGCGCCGGGGTGACGCTGTCGGGCACTGTCATGCAGACCATGCAGAATGTTGAATTAACCATCACGCTGAGGGAGTAAATCATGCCCGCCGTTGACCTTTCACAGTTACCGGACCCCGCCATCATCGCGGAGCCTGACTTTGAGGCAATTCTGGCTGATACAAAGGCCATGATGATTGCGTCTTATCCCGCCGAACAGCGTGAAGCCGTTTCCGCCGCGCTGGAGCTGGAATCGGAACCCCTGAACGTTATCGCCCAGACAATGTCGTTTCGTGAAATGCTGTTACGCCAGCGGGTCAATGAGGGTGCACGCGCCTGCATGCTAAGCCACAGCGCCGGGACAGACCTGGACAACCTCGCAGGCAATATGAACACAAAGCGCCTGGTTATCACTCCGGCAACGGATACCACCGACGCAGTGATGGAAAGTGACACCTCGCTGAGACTGCGGGCGCAACGGGCGTACGACGGCCTGAGTGTTGCTGGCCCGTCAGGTGCATACGAGTATTTTGCCCGCAGCGCCAGCGGTCTGGTGCGTGATGCGCGGGCTATCAGTCCGTCTCCGGCAAATGTGACGGTTTCCATCCTGTCCACTGAAGGCGACGGCACAGCAACGGAGGCGTTGCTTAATACCGTTCGCGCCGTTCTGAATGCAGAGGATACCCGCCCTGTGGCCGACCGCCTGACCGTACAGAGTGCCAGAATCGTGACATGGCGGCTGAATGCAAAACTGTACTTTTACCCCGGCCCGGAATCCGAACCTATTCTGGCTGCGGCTGAATCGTCATTCAGGAAGTGGCTGGCTGAACAGGGGCTTATCGGTCAGGACGTGGCGTTGTCCGCCATTGCTGCCGCACTGCATGTGCACGGTGTGCAACGCGTGGAGATAATCGAACCCACACAGAATATGGCCATCAGCGACATACAGGCGGCGCGCTGTGAGTCATTCACCATCAGCGAAGGTGGGCGCAATGAGTAATTCACTGTTACCGCCATCAGCCAGCAGTTTCATGCGTTGTGCCGAAGCCGTCGGAACACGCATTACAGACATTCCGGTAGACCTCAACACGCTGTGGTCGCCGGACACATGCCCGGCGCATCTGCTGCCTTATCTCGCCTGGGCGTTTTCCGTTGACCGCTGGGATCGC